TTTTATCTACCCTTGAAAAACCCATCAAACAAGTACTTTTAAACGAACGTAACGAACTATTGTACAGAAACGATAGTGACACGTTAAAACAAACTAATTACTTTACAAATGACAGAAGAGAAGAAATTACAAGATAAGATTGAGCGTAGAGGTATAACACCCGAAGAACGTGAAGAAAGTAAACGTATTTTAAAGATAGCAAGAAAGTTTATTTATAAGCAACAAGAGGATAATTCTAGCTACGAGAACGAGTTTAGATCAGATTTAGTTAAAAAAGGGATGTTACGCCAATCAGTACTTAATTGGTTAAGAAAAGATGTTGACATGAAGACTAAAAATATTAATAGAGTTAAAGAATTATTGACGGAATTAGGAGAAACCATATAAAATAAATAACATGAAAAAGAAAGAAACAACATTAGATAATACTTACATCACACCACCGCTAGGGATCATCATTAAATGGTGGAGGGGAAAAAGTAAAGCAGAAGCTAAAACAGGATCATTTAATTATGATTTGTATTTAGCTTATTTATCAGAAATATCTAAATAATTGAACAGTCTTAATGCGTGGTACGGTCAAGACACTTGAATAGTTGCACAAATCACAAATTAAACGCAACTAGGACAGGATTAAGGGAGTAGTTAAGTAAACTATTGCAATTGTAATTCTTACTACTCCTTTTTTTTATTAAATATTAAAATATAACATGAATAAGAAACTAAAATCTAAAATAGAATCTCAAATTAGACAAAGAAAGTTTGAAGCTCGAAAAGAGTACTACAACCACAGAATAGGTACAACAATGACAATTATACCTTTGTTCCTAGAATACTTTGAGGATTTAAATGAAGTGATACCAGAGTTTTATACATCGGACGTTTTAAATAAGTTGGAACAGTTTAGCAACTCTTTGTATTATAAACAATCCAGCGTTGATTTAGTAGGTGTTGCAGATGAGCAGATTAGCAACGTTGAACAACTAAGGAAATTCTTTGAAGAAAATCTAAATGAAAAATGATTAATTTTGTAGAGATGTATTGTAATTAGAAAATAATTATTATATTTGCTTAAGTTCGAGTCTCAAACATAGTGAACTAAAAGAAATTTAAACCCTTGCAATGATTTGGACTTGAGACTCCCAAAGAATTACAGGGGTTTTTTTATTAAAAAATAAATCAATGAATATTTTAGAAAAAGCAAACGAGATCGTTAATTTAAGATCAGAAGAAAAAGAAAGAGAGTACGGACCATTTGAAGACGGTATGGGAAAAGCTGCAAGAATTGCTTCTTTATTGTCATCTAAGGATATAACTACTGTTGATATGTATAATTGTATGATAGCTTTAAAAATTTCAAGAGAATCATACTCGCATAAGGAAGATAATCTACTAGACCTTGTTGCTTATATTGGTAGTTTGAATAATTTACACGAAAATAAAAAACAATAATGATAGAATACGCAAACGCAGAACATGCTTTTGAAGACATGTATAGATTAATATGTAATAACGGCGAAGTGTTTGTTGATACTAAAACTTTGTTTAACATAGGATTCTACATTAACAATCCTATAGACAACGAGGTGAACACTTTAGCTAGGAAATGGAATAAAGAATATGCTGAATTTGAATGGCAGTGGTATTTATCAGGAGATAAAAGTGCTGTAGAAATAGCTAAAAAAGCTAAAATATGGAGTAAGTGTATGGATAAAAATGGTGATGTTAATTCTAACTATGGTTATCAATGGAACAGAGGTGATCAATTAAATTATGTGATTAATGAGTTAAAGTTAAATCCAGGAAGTAGAAGAGCATCAATATCAATATACGATGCTAAAGATAGATACAACTTTGAAAATGATACTCCATGCACTTATGCTATTAATTTTACTATACTTAACAACAAGTTAAACATGAGCGTGTTAATGAGGTCAAATGACTTATGGTATGGCTTCTGTAACGATCAATACTGTTTTTCAAAATTACAAGAATTAATAGCGCGAAAATTAAATATAAAAATCGGTACATATTTCCACTTTGCAAACAACTTACATTTATACAATAACTTTTTAAATAAAAAAATATGAAATTAACTAACGAATTTGAAGCAATAAGAGAATGGGCTAGTAATAAAGGTATATTTGAAAAAGGAGACGTTAAGACTCAATACATAAAATTTCAAGAAGAAGCCGGAGAACTTGCAAAAGCATTGCTTAATAATGATCAAGAAGAAATAATTGATGCTATAGGCGATTGTGCAGTAGTATTAACAAACTTGTCTAAGCTTGCGGGTTACAATATAGAGGATTGCATTAACTCAGCTTACAATGTAATAGCTAAAAGAACTGGGAAAATGGAAAATGGAACTTTTAAAAAAGATTTAAAATGAGAAAGTATATCGCTAAAATAAAGATACCATCAGACTTGATAAATTTATCAGTAGGTAAAATAGGGGAAGAAATATTTGAAAGATGGTTTAATAGTAATTTTCAAGATGAAAGTATATTTAAACAAAAAGCTGATCGAGACTACGAGAAAATTGATTTTGCTTGCTGTAAAGGTTTTACTTACCAAGTTAAAACCGCTAAGCATAATACATACACGTTTAATTGCGATTTAGAAGACATTAGAGAGCATTTAAAAGCAAATACATATGTTTTTATACAATTAATAAATGATTATGCTTATATTGAAGATTTTTACAATTCTGAATATGTTTTAAATAACATTAAAAAATCTTATAAATACGAAAATTCTTTTGTTTGGACAAAAAATTTATTACAACATGACTTGGATTTAAAATAATTAGTATATTTGCACAACAGAAGCGTCGGAAACTTCTAAAAATATTATTATAAAGTCATTTATCAAAGGTTATCCGACGCACCTTTTTTAAATGGCTTTTTTATTTAAAAAACATTATTATGTATAAGTTAGAACATCACAATTCTTATAGACTTCTGGAAAGTTTTATTTTTAGTAGTAAACAATTATGCAATTGGAAAAAAAACCAGTTGATAAATGAAGGTTATAAGCTAGGAACTTTTAAAGTAATAAAAATAGGTTAATTATGGCTAAGAACTTCCCTTATTTTAAATTCATAGCAACTGAATGGTTGACTGGTGATATAGTTTATGAAGACTTTGAAAGTCAAGGTTTATTCATAAATATTTGTGCATTATATTGGCAAAGAGATGGTAAATTATCTATTAAAGATGTAAATAGAAGATATAAAAATGAAAGTATTATACAATCGTTAAGCGGTCGCTTTTTTTCGGTTAATGATGGTCTTATTTCAATTAACTTTTTAGATGAACAGTTAGAAGATGCAAACCATATTAGTAAAGTTAACTCTGAAAATGGTAAAAAAGGAGCTGAAAAGAGAAAAATGTTAGCGACCGCTAAACAATCGTTAAGCGAACCTTTAGCGAATTTTAGCAAAGAAAAGAAGAATAAAAGAAAAGAAGAAGAAGAAGAGATAAATATAAAGTTCGACTTTAAAAAGTCGTGTATATCTTTAGGTATTGAATTAGATATAATTAATGATTGGTTAATAGTTCGTAAAGGAAAGAAAGCTAGTAATACCAAAACGGCTTTTGAGTTGATTAAATTAGAATTAAGTAAAACTACATTATCGGCTAATGAATGTATAAAGATAGCGGTAGAGAATAGCTGGAGTGGTTTTAAATCAGATTGGCTAAAAACTATAAATATACCACTTAATAAACTAAGTGGAGAAGATGAGTATTACATAAATGTAATGAAACAAGTTGACGCTAATAAACTATTATGATACTATCAGAGGGACATAGTACAAATTACTTACATGACTACATGAATGGTAAGATACCTTTTGGTAAAGGAATAGGTTGTTATTTAGACGATCATTTGAAATGGAAAACAGGACAATTGAATATTATTTTAGGACATGATAACGTTGGAAAAACTTATTTTATAGAATGGTATTTTCTTTGCTTAGCAACTCAACACGATTTAACATTTACTTTATTCATGGATGAAAACTATCAAGGAAAAGTTATGAGGGATTTAATTCAGATGTATATCGGTAAACCTTTCATGGATTTAACTCCAACGGAACTACGCAAAGGGATTATCAAAATGGAATATTATTTTAAATTTGTAGATAACCAAAAAAGATACACTCCTGAAGAGTTACTAAACATCTTTGGAACGTCAAACACAGATAATTATTTAATCGACCCTTTCAACGGATTAAAAACGCAAATGAGTTACTCTAGCAACTACGATGTACTAAACGAATTGAAGCACTTTACAAAGACAGGTAAAACAATTTATGTAAATACACACCCCAGTAGCGCAAGTGGTAGACGTTCGGCTGTATACCCTGAAAAACATCATTGGGCGGGTCATGTAATGGCACCGTTAAAATCGGACATTGAAGGAGGTAAAGCCTTTGCAAATAAAGCTGATGATTTTCTAGTAATCCATAGAATGACACAACACAAAGAAATGTGGAACCAAACAATGTGTGAAGTCGTAAAAATTAAAGACACTGACACTGGGGGTATGCCAACAAAATTAAATACACCTGTACTTTTAGATTATAATTTCGGATTAGGTTTTAAAGTTGGGGGAATCGACTGCATAAAACGAAGTAAAGACGTACAAAGTAATATTTTTAAACCTAATACAGATTTTTAATGGAGGACTTAACAATATCAAAAGCACAGATTTATATTTCTATGACTATAAACAAACTTATGTTTCGTAAAATAAGCATGAAAAGAAAGAATCTAAGTGCTGAACAAATACAAGAAGTAGATTATACTATTCAAGACTTAAATAGTGCCT